ACAATTTTGTTTTTATAATAAAGTAAAAATAATTTTGCATCATCTTCAGTATCTAAAAAATTTAACAACATTTCAGAATTGCTATTGTTATAATATTTTTTATTGTTTGCAGCAATATACCAATCTGATAAATCTTGGGTACCGTTATATGATTCTATTTTCCACATGATTAGATTGTTTTACACAGTTCAACAAAGTCTGCCATTTCGGGAAATGTTTTTTGAAAGTCGTTTCCTCTACGACGGTCTTGTTCTGTAAAGAAGTTATAAAAATCTTTACGTCCTTGAATGACTTTTTCTAGAGGATATTCTGTAGTATCCATGTAATCGACCACACGACGAAACTTCTCGTACTCAATTGTACTAAACGCATCTTTGCGATTGTCATCTACGTTTTCTTTGATAAACTGCAAATGATCACGCATATAGCTCACGTAGTGTTTGGGCAGTATATTAATATCATATTGCAATGGTTCTTTGAGATAAGGAGTATCAAATCCTAGTCGTTGCCAACGATATGTTTCTACATCGTTGTACTTGGCCCGCCATTCGAGAATTTTTTCCAACAAGCTGCGGAATGTTGTTACACTAAAGATATTGAATGTAATCATCAATGTCATAGGTGCAGAGGTATTTCGCATCCAGTAGTCTAAGTTGCGTTCAAACACTTCAATATCAAGTCCATCTCGAATATATTCGGCACGAGTGCCCCAGGTATCAATACTACTAAACAATTTAAAGCGTCTAATTTTGTTGTTTGTTAATAAATCATTTACACGGTTTGTAAACTTTTCTAACTGACGAGGTTTGCCACCTAGGTTACTATTACAGTTAAGCTCAAGTTCAGGCTTTGGATCTGCGTCCAGCATGTCAAACAAACGATAGGTGCTCTGTTGGATTGTAGGTTCGCCGCCGGTGATACGCAAAATATGTAACTCTTTACTGAGCTCTGGCCACCACTGCCAAAATGCATCAAGATATGGATTGTTTTCCTCTTCAAAGATTTTAAACCAATCAATGTCGCAACGATGATTCTTTACATTAGTGTAAGGCCCGTGCTGTGCAATTTCTTGGTAATATCTACTGCTGGCTTTTGGATGACAATATCCGCAACGAAAGTTACATTCATTGCCAAAGCTAACTTCTAGATATTCTGGGTTTACGTTGAAAGCAGCGCCGCCTTCTTGTACTGCTTTTAGTCTATGTTTGAAGAAAATAGTTTGATTGCGCTGCTTACGATCGCTGATATAGTCCGAGCCCATATTTTCAATGTTCCAGCAATATTGACAACCTTTGGGTTGTTCTCCGCGTAGCATAGCGGCACGTTCTTCAATTTTTTGTGCTGTATTATGTATTGCACTTGGGTTGTCTTTTAGTGCATCAACATCAATTTTGTGTGGTGCAGGATGATAACAACTGTGTGTTTCTCCTGTTTGAAAATATATGTTAGCGTGGTACCATTTAGCAAAACAAAACGTAGGCGAAATAGTTTTTGTTATTTCGTCTATGCGTTTGATTTCTTCGCTTTCGCTACGCTCCATTATTGCTCTCTATCTAAAAATTGTTTGCTGTTGTCTCTAGCAGGGTTTTGATATACTGTTTTAAAAAATCTGCTGCCGCCCGCATCTAATGCTGTTTCTGCAATAGGAATTTCCAGTTCATTGATAAGCAATGCACCCATATCTTCAATTCTTTCAGGCAGTTCTTCTTCTGTTATAGGTGCGATTTCTGTATCGTAAAACGCATTTAAATAATCAAAATCACGCACATTTACAAAGTCCCAATCTGTACACATTGTACGCCATAGTCCTTCTCTTGCTCCGTAAATTGCCCACATGCCGTTTTCAACATCGGCACCTACCATCAACCAAATGTAAAGACGGTGTAAATTTTTCCAGTGATTTTTATGAAAATCTTCTATGCTTACACGCAGGCCTCTATCCAGTGCCATTTTAACACCTTCACGAAACCCAGCACGCCATGCTTGTTTAGGAGTAGCATTGTTGTAGATGTCACTAAATGTACCGTTCATTTGTACATATTCAGTATCCCAACAAAAATCAACCTGTGCGTGTGGATTATCTGGATCGGCATTTTCATGTGTCCTCATGTTTAACACATGTTGCTTGGGCCAGCATTTAAGACCGCCGTTGCCGTATTTTAAACCGTTGATTGTATTTTGGGCTGTCCAACTAATCACTTTATTAGTTAGGTCTACGTTTGCATCAAAGTCAATTGACTGGCTGAGAAAGTCGTCACGTATTCTATTGTCGCCGTCGACTGTAATGAATCTATCCGATTCGCTAAGATTTGCTGCGGCTTTGTGTGCGCTGTCGCTGCCTTTCACACCATGAACACGTTTAGCCCACGGAACTTTTTTACACAAGTCGGCATAGTTTTGTTCAGCGTTAGGTTCGTCATAACTTAAATAAATTATGTCACAATCAATAACCCTAAATGTTTTATTCATCAACAACCTCATAAGAATACGTAGAAAACTTACGAACAGTATATATTGACAAGGACACCGTGTCAACTTCAAAGTCGTAATCAAACGGCACTGTGTAGTCGTCTCCGTTTTTAGTAAATTTTAAAAGTCTATATAGTACATTAGGATCGTATTTTTTTGTAACGCTGTAATATTGCGCAGTAAGATCAACTGTTAGATCTTGTTCTTTAACGGACTTTAGGAAATCCTCACTTAGTTTCAATCTCCAAACTTTTTGCTTTTTATCTTGTACAATTGTAACATCAGCATTGTGGTCACTGGCAACTTCCAACATAAAGGCATCTTTGAGCTGATCTTGTTTCCATGTATTGATGTGTTTTAAAACATATTGCTTGTCTAAAAAGTCATACTCAACTTTATAATCAACCAACGACTCTCTACCTTCTAACATGCCCTTAACTTTGTCAAATGCTATTTTGATAGATTCTTCTTGATTGTCAGGATTTCTAGCAATTTTAGTTATATTGCCGTTGCTATCAAAATGCACATATCTATCAGTGATTACTTTTACCTGCATGTTAGATTCCTAAATGTTTTTCATAGATTTGTATAATACGGTTATTTAAAAAATCTTTTTCGGTATAATGAAAAATTCCACTTTGGGCGTAGTTTCCTATTTTAAGGGTCAAATCCTCGCTAAAATAAACTCCAACCCTGTCTTGCCATCTGTCAACAAAATTTTGATTCCAATTTTGTATTTTTGGTTTCATATGTACAAAGCTAGGATACTTGACTAGAGGATTAGTAATTGCAGTTTCTATATTCATAATTTTTGCAGCAATAGCAGCACTTAAATCCATACTACAGGTTTTTTGAAATATTTTTCCTCCGGCATGTACTTTATAAAATTGCTGCCAGTTATTGGTAATCATTTCCAACCATGCATAAAATTCGTGCGGTAGATCCGACTTTTTAAACCAATGCAATCCACTGTATAAATTAGGAAGATTGAATTTGGTAAATGCTTTGCGATAGTAATCGCTGGAAACGATTTCGCCACGATAAGTGTATACGTTACTGGTATAAAAAAGATTGTAGTTTCTTAAAAAATCAAACCAGCTACTGATATCTTGTAATACCAACATGTCTGTGTCTATCACAACTGTTTCATCATAGGGTACAGCATGATATATTTTCCATCTATTACTGATTTTCCAGTCTTCGTCAACCGCATGATCGCCCCAAGGTATTTCTACAATGTGATCAAACAACGGTTTGTATCTACTAGGAACAGGGTCATTTGTAATAAGGCATATACTAGCATTGCTGTTGGTAGCACGTATACTCATTGCAGCCAGACATGCTTGGCGCACGTAATCAAAATCGCTGTTTTGTGCTAGCATGGTAAAGTTATTGGTTGTCAATACATCTCTCCAAACTAAATTTATTCATGACATGTAAGTTACTGCCTTTAATTCTAGTTAAAGTATATTCACCGAGTCTATTTGTTTTTTCTACCATTACTATAAATTCGTCATCTTTTATACTGTGCAACACATCTTTGTCTATACAATAAAAATGTTTTCCGGGTAGCTTTCCAGCAAAACTTCCCTGTTGATAACCATTCATAATATGAATTGCTATACTAAATGCAAAGTCATTTCTATAGATATTGCTTTTAAATTGATACACACTTCTATAGTGCAGATAATTGTCTTGAATATGTTTGATTAAATCAAAAAATATTTTATTAGCCGAGGATTTTCTAAAAAAGAAAACTGTAGCCCAATAAAATTTTATACTGGTATCGCTAATAGTTTTAAATTCAGACGAATCTGTATAGGTACCCAAATGCGTAGCAGTATCATATATTAGAAAATCCAAAGACTGATCAAAGCATTTGTTCAATAGATCATTGCTGATTACAAAATCAGTATCCATTACTATGGTTTCTTCGTAAGGTGTTAGATCATAAGCAATTGCTCTATTACCATTGTTAAAGGGTAAAATTCTATTTGCAATACTACCGTCATGATATCTGCGATTAGCATATACAGATTTTAAATTATCTACACGAATAATTTTATCAAAACTATCAACATATTCTGGAAATTTATTTGCAACATCGTCATCTGTGATCAATGTAGTGGGCAAGTTTAAATACTTGCTTATACGTTTAGCAAGCCAATCGGCTTGCTTTAAATAATTGGTCATACTATTGTTGCTAGCAAATAATACTACGCCTCTGCTCATAAGTTTACAATACTTTCAACAGATCGGTTTGTTTTTAATTTGTTATATTCTGTTAGATATCTGTTAGCTGATTCAAAATATTTACTGTAAAGTTCTTGTGTAAATTGCTCTAAGTTTTCTATGTCAATTGGTGTTTGATTGTCGTCAACTAAAATAGTAGAAGTTTGATGCATTGCAAGAAGACTTTGACAAAAACTAATCAGTTGTTGTGTAATAGTAAATTGACCGCCTCCAAAATAATACACTAGATTTTCTTGATATTGTTCTTGTAGTAGTCTTTTTTGATTGCTTAATGTAACCATATAGTTACTGATATCCAACGCTTTTTCTAAACGTTCGTCCATATTAAATTCTCCAATAGAACTATAATATATAATGATTAAAAGAAAAAGTCAAGCCAAAGGTGGTTATAGTGCAGAATTTATAGTGCCAGTAGGAGCAGAACGTTGAATTGCTGCATAAGTAGTTCCGCTTATTACAAAATCGCTGCTAGGAGTATAGGTGTAAACATTGCTAGTGGTTATACCTCCTACCGTTTCGTCAATAGGAGTACCTACTTGACCAGGTTCAAATTGGCCTCCAGAACCTGCATCAGCATCGTCAAACTCGATTTGGAATATTAATTGTGTTGCACTTGCAAATGCGTTATTGGTGCTTGCAAGAATTCTATATTGGTTATTGTCGTAGACTGCGGTTCCAGTTGGTGATGCTGCTGTACTAACACCACCTTGTTTGGTAAAAATTACTGTGGACGGAGTTGTTCCGGTGCTAATAGTGGCCAACAAACTGCCAGTTCCGGTGCCTGGACTGATTGCTTGAGTTCTCCAGTTGGTTCCTACTCGACCAAAACGTATGGTTCCCATAGCACTAAGAACTTGCGCCCAATCCCAGTCCTTGGTATTTGCAGTGCTGCTGGTCCCACCAACAAGACTAGCATCAAATCTTATTTCACCGCCCGCACTTAGAAAGTACAAGAATGCGTTGTGTGTTCCAAAGTCTACTGTAACTCTATGTCGAATAACGGCGGTAGCACCAGTTCCCCACGGAGTACTTCTACTGCTACTACAACTTACTCCGAGACCAGTTCTCAATAGATTAGTTGTAAAACTACTGCTATCAAAATCAGTGCTCAAATGATTGAAGGCTGTTACAGCATTTGCTATAGTGGTAAAATCTGTAATATCTTGAAATTCAACTGATGTACCTAGTGCAAACCCCGCAGGCAGTATAGTAGAATTTTGAGATCCAAATTGATGAACGTACCCAGCTTGTAAATCCAAATATAAATTAAACATTTGTTGCTGTGTAACTTTGTCACTGACTCCAACTGTGCTGCCGCCGGTAACAATACTGCTTACAAAATCTCTGCCATAACCGCTGGTAGTAGTACTAGTTGCAATACCATGCTCTGTCCATGTTCCAAAATCTCCAACGCGAGTTGCGATGGACTGTCGTATATTATTGTATTCTAACGCTGTGATTGGATCTAATGCAGCCATTTATTTTCCTATTAACTAGAGTATTTATTATAATATACTAGTAAATTATTGTCAATCAAAGACCGCTAATTAAACTGTATGCAGGAGCAGGATTATTAACATAAGTCTCGCTGTCAGCTCTTAGATGGGAAACGCTGCTGGTCAACGTACCGTTTACACGTTCATCAGCACCACCTGCGCCTACGTCGCCATCATTGAAAGTAATTAAAAATCTTATGGTAGAATCGTTATCTAGCTTGGCCTGTATAGTATAAACATTATCACTGTATACTCCGCTGCCGGTTTTGGTATATACTGTTTGATAACTAGAAGTAAGATCAAGGTTACCTATCGCTGTACCGGTACCTGCACCAGAAACAGTGTCGTCTGTCACGTCGTCGGCTGTGCCATTTAAGTCATAACTATCAGTTGATGTGTATCCAAATTTTACAGTTCTTATTGCTGTAAGCATAGCTGCCCAGTCTACGGTTTTTAGATAATCTGGATCTGTTGGGCCTAAACTGTGAACTAAATTTGCACTAAAACGTATTTCTCCGCCGGCGTTAAAAAACCCTCTTCGTGCATTAGGAGTACTAAATGTTACCGTAAATACATGTGTTACACTTTGAGGTAACGCAGTTCCGCCCCATACTGTCGATCTAGTACTGTTTATTGAACTGCTTTCTACTGCGGCGTAATCTGCATCAATTAAAAATCTATTGTTTTCTAGTGTGACAATATTTGTTTCATATTCGGCGTATAGGTCATCCCATATCAATCCAGTTTCACCAGTTTTAACACGAGTTGAAACATCTTCGCTTATTAATCCGCCAGGTAAAGATCCAAACAAATGCACATAAATTTTTGTATAATCTGTTTTAAGATTATTCATTTGTTGAATAGTAACATCCCCAACCGTAACCGGACCGCTTGCTACACTATTATTGTATCCTCTATCGCCACTACCTGGTCCTAACAAGGCAGCTATTCTGCCTTGTATTGTGTTATACCTTGCGGCCGATACTATATCTCCAACACCCATGCTTTATCCTTAATTAACTATGTATATTTATACTTTGAGAATACACTCTACTAATTTTTCTTCAGCACTGGTATTGGTTTCTAGTGCTATTCCGACTAATGCTCTGGTAGCAGTGGTAGTAGCAACTCCGTCGTCCATTGCATAAACTGCCTGTCCTTTTGAAACAGGTTCCTTTATTCTTACCGGTACACGACCTGCAAGTGCAATGGCTTGACCGTTTGGCAATTCTGAGTTCATTAAATAAGCTGGCTTTTCGCTGATTACACCTATGGCCAAATCAGAGCTCTTTGCAGCTCTTGCTTCAGCTGCAACGCTTGCACTTGCGATTGCCATTACTGTTCCTACAGGATAAACTTGATCAGTTGTGTATTTTTCTGCAAGGTCGGCATAACGTGCCTTTGTAGCAGTACCATTAAAAATAACTGCACTTAAATTGCCACTGCTGTCTCTTGCTGCAATAGTATTAGCAGTAGCAGTTGTGCTTGCATTTCTTCCTGTTCCGCCAACATCTAGTGTTGTTGCTTTGGTAGCAGTTCCTTGGAAACTGTCAGCATAGATGTTTGCCCATTTTAAACTAGCACTACCGATGTTATATGTTGCATCCACTTCAGGAAAAATACCAGTTTCAGTTGAACTAGTATTTCTTACACTAAAAATATTCGATGCTCCTACTCCGCTTCGTGTTGCACCAAACAGGATTCTATCGCCCACATTATTAACAATACTACCGTTTGTGCCACTTACAATAGTAACTGCCAAATCATTACTGTTACCTACAGTAAATCCGCTGTCGGCAAAACGAGCAATAGATGTAAAGTTTGCGGTTGTAGCAGTTAAAAAGTCGCTGGCCGGTTGACCGCCTAATCTTAGAGCATTACTTGCTGTACCCCAAACTACTGGTCCTCCTACTGTGCCAGCACCTGTGGTTACACCAGTAGTACTATCAGTATTGATTAAGGTGATACCACGTCTTATTAGTGTAAATCCAGTTAGGTCAGGAACGCTAGCAGGCTGAGTAGCATTTAATGTAAATTCGTTTGAACTGATTGTGTATACAGGAGTGTCGTTGATTAGTGCAATAATTATCGATTTATTTGCGCTTAAACTGTCAACAACATTAACGCTGAGCATTTGAGTAGTGCCATCACCTGCTGCTTGAGGACCAACTAAAATAAATTCACCAGTATCGGTTTTTGCATACAATTGATTGCTGGTTGTACTATACCACAAGTCACCTTCGTTTAGACCTGCTGGCTCTGTAGCAGCAACTTCGGCGCCGCCGGCATTTTTCCAAGTGCCACCTGTGTAAAATTTTAATTTAGCTGTACCGGAATCATACCATACCTGGCCAGTTATTGCTTTTGTTGGAGGAGTTGTATTAGAAAAGCTTTCTAGCAAATGAACAAAGTTTTCATTTTGTGCTTCGCCGTATCCGCTGAAATTTTTACCTACTAATTTTAGGTCAGTGCTTTGATCAACGGTACCATCTTCAACTACAACAAGTTGATTACCGTTATAACTGTTAATAATGTATGCCATTTTTGCTCCTCGTGCTTACAGTTATTTATCGCATTTTACGGATATGCTACTGTTGACTGCCATTGCCAGTCGCTAGATACATGCGCAAATTCGATGATGTATTTTGTAACTGTAAATGTTACGGTTGTAGTAGGATCAGGACTGACTGTAATATCCTGTAGAACGTTAACGTTTTGAACACCAGCACTGTCAACTGCAATTGTACTCTTGTTAATGTTGCTATTAACATCAATAGGATCAGTTGCAGCCGTTATTTGCGAAGCTAGAATTCTTACAATCGATCCTTGAACTTTTGACGCAGGCAATGGCATAAAAACTAATAGAAAACCTCTTAGGTTATTCTCGAGAGCACCTGGAGAAGTACTGCCGTCATATTCGCCTATTTGTGCTGCACCCATACCTGTAACATCCATGGTAAGATAGGTTGTTGCTGCCAAGACTTCTCGATCCACATACCCCTTTGTAGCTACATGATTGTCATTAGATTCGGTTAATAATGGATTTTGTATTACGTCAAATTCACTTACAGGTTTTTTTACGTTTGTAATAAACTGTTGATTAACTAAGTCTATGTCGCCTGTTGCTGAAATTTCAAAATTAGAACTTACACTGATTCTGTTTCCATTTAAATTAATGTTATCTATGGTTAATTCTGTAAGTGTACCTAAAGTTTGAAGGTTACTGTTTACAACTGTGCTGCCTAGTGTTGTTTTACTTAAAACATTTAGGCTATCAATTTTATAAGTTTCAGCACTGTTACTAATGTCAATACCCTGATTGCTGGTCCAAGATTTTGTTGCATTTTTCCAAGTCCATGTTTTGTTTTCACCGGTATGTAAAACTGGACCACTTCTAACTACTATGCCCGAATCGTCTAAATCTATGTCAGACAACACAGTACTGCCATCTTGTATAGACAGTTCTATTTGCTTGTCTTCGACTAACAGAGTTTGTGTTGAAATAGTTGTTGTAGCACCTTCGATTATTAAATCTCCAGTAACTCTAACATCACCATTAACATCAAGTGTGTAAGCCGGAGCAGTTTCTTTGAACAATCCTAATCGTTGATTGGTAGCATCAAATCTAGCAGCCATAAATTCGCCGCTGCCATTACGCATCTTTAAATATAAATCTTTGTTTGTTCCGTTGTTTCTTAAAACAGTTATTGTACTTTCTTTGGTGATAGTAAACGGTTCGTCAGCAAAAATTTCAATACCGGAATTATTTGATATTGTAAGTTTACCAGTGGTGGTATCGTTTTCAGTTGCACTTAAAAAATTATCCTTGGTATAAGTATTACCTAAGTTGTCTATTAGGCTTTCTGCAGACAATGCTTTGCCATACCATGTAAAATCATTAAAGCTAGAGCTAATATTAAATCCAACTTTTAAGTCAAGAAATCCGCTGATTAACGGAAATGGTGTAAACGCTACTCTTGAATAAATTCCTACTAAGCTGCCTCCAACGTAAAACTTTACAATTATTCTATTTTGACCAGTGGAATCTTTGACTGTAGATACTTCATTTCCTGATCTAGCTTGAGTTTTAGAATAATCAGGGCCTACTAGAACCAGTTGAGTTCCGTCCCAAAAATACATTTGGTTGTTGGTTCCATCTATCCAGATATCGCCTTGTGTTAAATTTGTTGGCTGTGTACTAGAAAATATAGTGCTGTCTGTGCTTTTAAAAGTAGCACCGTCATAGACTTTTAACCTACCTTCAGCAGTGTCATACCAAACTTGCCCTCTAATTGGTTTTGCAGGCGGAGCAGTGTTAGCAAAACTTTCTAAAAGTTTAATAAAATTTTCATTTAAAACTTCGCCAAAGCCTTGGTAATTTTTTCCTATTAATGCTAGATTTGTAGTACTTGTATCTAATCTACCATCTACTAGTTCAACTAATAAGCTTCCATCAGTTTTATTTAAATTATAACTCATTATATTACCCCGTGATAGATGATAAAGTTAATAGTAGCAAACGGATTGGTAACATTAACAGGTGTGTTGGTTGTACCGTCAAAGATTCCACCACTTAGTCCAAGTCTGCTGCCGAGACCGCCATCAATTCCGCCGCCAATTAATGTCTCAGGAGCAGTAGTAGTTGCGTTCGTTACTGCATAAAACTGTTCGCCGGTGCTGCTTTGTAAATCATGTTGGTGTTCAGGAAGATTATTTATATCAAGTGTAACAGTTTCGTTTCCGGCTACTCCGCCCATTGTACCTGCTGCACTGTTGCTTATTCTGTTAGCGCCGCCAGGTAAACCTAAGCCAACCGGTATACGCCCTCTATAATCAGGCAATCTAAATAAATTGCTTGGATCGCTTGGATTACCAAAATACCATGTAGTGGAATCTACAGCACTGTACCCTAGTGCTGTTGCCAAAGCACCGTATGTGGTTAGTGACACTTCGTCATTGTCACAGAAAAACCAACCAGTTGGTGCTATCAAGCCGCCGTACATGATTACGCTTCCAACCGGAATAGTTGAAACGCTGCTTATGACTTGTGCTTGAGTAGCTTTGTACAGTGTGCCGGATCTATTGATTAGCAATTCATCTGTGCTTTGTATACTGCCGGGTGATGCAGTTGTAATACTTGGCTTTGTATCAACAAAACTTGCTGCTAACGAAGTACTAAAGGTTTTTGTACTTCCGCCTGTTTGTCCGTCAAATGTAAATCCACTACTAGTAACATCACCGGTCATATTAAATGTTGTAGCACTGTTTAATTTACTAGCACTTCCTGTTATATTGCCTGTTACATTGCCTTGTAGATCTCCTACAAATGTACCACCAAAAAAGGTTGTTGCATATACGCCTGCAAATTTATTGGAACTTGTTCCCAAAGTACTGATGTTTGATGCAGATGGAGGAACAATTGCGCCTGCTGTGTTGCCTACAGTGAGCGTTCCTTCTATGGTTGTATTACTGCCAACCCTCAGTTGTTTTGCAATACCTACCCCGCCTTTGACTGTTAGTGCGCCAGTGGCTGCACTTATGCTATCAAATTCGCTTCTAACAGTAAGTTTACCGCTGGTGTCTAATGCAGCATCGTCGCCGTCTTCGACACCAATGTTAACATTGCCTTTGATGTCTAGTTTTTCTTCTGGACCTAGGTTGTTAATACCTAGATTTCCATTATTAGCAATACGCACTACAGGATTTCTAGTTACTGGAGTTCTAATATCAATTGTGCCTGCACCGCTCAACTCTAGTATACCGCTTGATCCTTCGACTAGCATACTAAAAGTTTTTATTGTTCCTACATCTAGACCGTTGTTTGGAAGTTTGATAGAGTTATTAAAAATCTGTGTACCAGCTGCTGAATCTTTTCTTGCCAAATCATTGACTAAAATTGTTCCGGCTATGTTTGACGTGTCATCTGGGTTAAGATTAAGTCTTTCGGCTGTCTTGGCTTCGCCTGCTATTTTGGCTTTTTGACCGCTGATGTTAGGACTTAGATTTACCCCAACTGAAATAGTGTTACCACTGTTCCATCCTCCTAAAGCAGATTTTAATCTAAATTGTACTGCACTTAGTATACTAACTGGAATATTATTAACATAATTGACAATTACGTCTCTATTAATGTTAGCAGTATCAACAACAATTTCTGGAATAGCACCTGTTTTGTTTCCGGTGGTAAAACTAGGACCTACTAGAATCCAGCCAGAACCTGTATACAAATACAGTTGGCTAGTACTAGTGTTAACCCAGAGGTCTCCTACTACACTGTTAACAGCTTCAGGTTCACTTGATGCTTTTTTTAATCCGCCTGCTGCAACCCAATTGGTGCCATCATATATTTTTAATTGATCAACGCCGTTGGTAGTGTCATACCACAATTGTCCTTCTACTGGACTAGTAGGTGGATTTACATCTGCAAAGTTTTCCATGAGATGTAAAAAGTTTGTTAACACACTAGAACCGTAGTCTTTTAAATTTCTACCAGGTAAAAGTAGGCTGGTTTCTGTATTAATACTATTATCATCTACAGTTATTGTACCCTTGTTAGCAACATCGGTAAATGGAATATTATATGCCATTAGCTATTTCCTCCGCTCAAGCTTTGTACTCTAACTGTGTAGTCGATTTGTATCAATCTGTTTAAACTTTTTTGCACAGGATGGAATATCACGTGAGTTAGTAATCTACCACTGCCTGTAGGAGAATAACTTTTCAATCCAAGTTCGTCAAACACAAACTGGTCTTCTGCATTAGCAGCGGTATCAAATGCTGCTTGACCATTGGGCTCACCGTAATCTAATAAACAAGTAACAAAAATATCAGTATAATTTGTGCCGCTAACGTGTCTAGTTTCAATCTTGTTTCTTGTTGGATCGAGATTGTTTACACTGCGATCGTCAACAACCTTACTATAAGTTTTGTTATACAAGCTTGCATTAGTGCCGACACTGTTAGGAGTGAGGTAAGTAATAATTCCGGTAGGGTCGACACTGGTTCCGCCATTGCCAAAGTCCATTTCGTAAATAAAACCTTGACCGATGTTGGCTAGACTTTCTGCTAATGCAATACTCATATTTTCATAATGAATAGCGTTACGCTTGTTAATAAAAATTTCACCAGAATCTGGATTATGAATTTTTATGTGTCCTTCGACGTGAACACCGCTATAATCTGTTTTTTGTTCCATGTTACCTCACCTGTGTAGTGTATTTATCGTGGTAGCGATATTGTTTTCTCTCTTATAAATCTTGCAATTTTATTGTTGCTATCAGTCAATGAAAGACTTGTATTTTCATCAATGATGTCATTCCACACATTGCCCGATCTTGTTACAACCTGTAGTTTTTCTCCATTCAACGGAATGTTATCAGGATGCAAGTTATCTTGTATGTTTAATACTAGCAGTGTTCTTGACTGACTTTCTATGAGAACATTTTCTACAGTGTACTCTGCCGGTACGATTACATCGCCTTCTGCACTGTCTTGTGCAATAGTAGCATCAAAACTATAGAAATTTCTGTCCTTCAACTTGTTGTTGATTTCCAACGGCAGTGTTTTTCTTAGGCGCTTGCCGCCTACAAAGACGTCAATCATACTAGCTGCAACAGTATTAACAAATGTTTCATATTCAGTATTGTTAAGAACTGATATGTTTAGTTTTTCAGCATAAGCATATGCAGTTGCAAACACGTCAAAATCAAGAAGAATTTCTCTTGTACTACCATCAGAGAAACTGGTTAAATCTGTAACAGTGGTATTTTCTTTATATGGAATAGTTTCTTCAGGACCCTGACCTTGTATAAGAGTTCCGATTGGATATTCTAATTTTACACCAGTTCCTAGCGTACCGCGTCTTAACTGACGCAACAGATTTCCGTCTCTAACATAGTATTCGATACGTTCGCCGTCGATCCAAATAATACCCGGTTGTCCGGTATTTCTATTTGGTTCTGTAATACCAGTGGCATCGTCAAGAACTATGTTTGTATCATAATATCTCAACGGTTGATTTAGTGTATATTCGTTTTGATTGTTCAGTCTCTTGAAGTGATAGCGATTGAGCATGTCTTTGAATATTCTAAATCCATACTTGGGTTTACTAATTGGTGCAGTGAATTCTAGAACTTCTATTTTACTAGACTTTGCAGGCTTCTTAGCAAGTTGTACACTGTCTTTGTTGCTGTTTAACACATAATCAACTTGTGGTGATAGCAATTTGCCGTTTTTGATTACCCAAACATAATTTGCACTAACTGCTGGTTCGCTGAGTTTGATTACGCCTTTGGTTAACAGATTTCTATCAACATAAAATTCGCTGTCTTCTGGAGCATAACTTGTAGCATATACAACATTGTAACTTGCTCTTTCAAACTCGTTTATATCGTGATTAGAAAACTTGTATATTTTTACAACATGTCCAGCTTTTGGTGCAAAACTAAATGCTAACGTATTGTTTTCTACATAATCAACATTGGTTACTGTAACGTCTATATAAGTGCTGTCATTGCCGTATGAAGCAATTGCTCTTGCTTCGTTTGGTTCTGTAGAATCAGAAACTATCAAATCGGCTGCATCTCTAATATAACCATATAGAGTTAATGTTTTTCCATCTGATGATTTAGATTTAACATAGCCGCTGATTGTTAGACTGTTATCATCTAGCGACAGTGTTATTTGATCTTCTAGAGGAATATTGTTTGTCCAAGCTGTTGAAGTAAATTCGATTACTGTATCCACAAAATAGTATTCTGCATCACGGATAATGTACACTTCCATAGTGTCTCCGATTTTGCCAACTGCGGTTGTTAATAATTGAATACGTCCGTTAATAGAATCGTATCTCCAAAAATCGTTGGCTATTTTTTCTCCGTTGATGTATACAAATATGTCTCTTTGATATATTTGTGTTATATCAGCAAACTGCCATCTATTAATATCATATGCACGTTCAGCTGTAAGAACGAATTTTTTTCTATAGCCTGGATTTAATATTTTATTATTTGATTCAACAATAATATTGTTTGCCAATGGTGTTTTATTAAATGGCAGTGGATTGGTATCATTGTTAAACTTATGCCAGAACTTTATTCCATCTGCAACAAAAGTTTGATCAATTACAATTTGACTGAGATTTGCTTCGGGAGAATTAAAGACTGTATAATCATATATTTCTCCGACTACGGTTTTTACAGTTAGTTCTATACCTACAAATCCGTTGTTGTCTACAATAAATCCGTTGGTTGCTACACCGTTCTTGGTTACAAAAACGCTGAGACCAGCAGCATATTTTATAGATGTTTCAAGTACGGTGCTTGCAACTGTAACTGTAATTCTATCATTGTCTAATATATCAAGACCACTGTTGTCAATTAGTATTATGCACAAGTTACGACCAGGAGTTAGAAGACTGCTGTCGGTTAATGCAAAAGTTTGAGTCTGCCAATCAATGGTGTATTGATCTGCATCAAGAATTACATTATCAACCTTTGCTATTACATTGGTTTGTGATTGCGGTAAAGCGTTAATTGACCATTCAATTGTGCTGTTGTCAGTGACAAAGTTATGAACAGTTATTATGCCCTGACCACTTGATACACGATTGTATACTCTAATATCCACTGCATCTGCTATTTGTCCTGGTACTTGCTCTTCAGGACCTTTACTGGTAGTAGGAGTTACAAAGCCGTCACCGTCAACTACAATGTCACCACTTTCAATACCCTTGGCTGTGGTATACTCAAAGTTACCGCCTGTTAGTTCAAGGTCAAATGTAGTATAATCAGGAGAAGTACTACCGTCGCTAGTTGACTTTCTAATGATAATAGTATCGCCACTTTGATTAGCAACATAAGGTTTGTCTGCTAGCACATTGTATTTTTCGAGAATGTCACTTAGAACAATTGTAGATGTTATTCCGTCGCCAGTGATCGGTGCTATTACTGCGTAAGGAATATTAGCATTGCTGGTTGGGAAGCTTTCGCTATCCAATCTAATAGCGTTTTCATTAGCTGGAGCAGCAATTGATTTCCAATACACATTATAAACCACGCTTGCTTGCAATGGTTCAGCTAATTCTAAAATATTAGTGCTTCCATCTAGTATAAAGATTTCATCATCAAACGCTGCGTCAAATGTATCAAACGCTTCGGTACCAAACGCTCCAGTATCAAAACCTCTATTGGTTCCAAAATTGATAGTGTCTATTTGCACACCACCGTAGTCAACTCCATCCATTACCTGCGATAGATCTTTGTTACCATCAGGCTTAGTAGGTATACCTGGCATACCACTAGTAGGATTATAGAAGTAACTTACTCTATCTGCTGCACTTAGCATACTTGCGTTTCTATAATAATCTACAGAAATTGCACTGTCAGTAGCAGGAGCAACTGCAAATTCAACTACTCCGAGATATCTTGTGTATCCTTTGGCGGTATCTTTTACATTCTTTACTGTATACTCACTGCTCAACATTTCTATGTCGTCAACATAGACTTTAACTTTACTAACTCTTGTATCAATTGGCCATTTTAGAACAAATTCTGTTGTGCCTGCATTGCCTGTAAAAGTTTCTGCTGGAGCAACTTTAAGATCTGTGAATACAGTATTTCCCGAAAGTCTATCAAATTTCATCAATAGATGAGTGCTGCGTACTTTGCTGTTACCGAGTATTGCTACTGCAACTGCTGGTGTAGCTGATTCGGTTTGTGTTCCGTCAAATGTTATCTGAGGAGCACTGATATATTTTGCTCCACGAACATCAACATCTACAAAATTTACTACACCGTTTGCTATAGTAGCACGGCCTCTAATTGTAGGACCGCCGCCGCCAGAAATAATAACATTAGGACCATCTGTCCATCCTGTTCCGCCATTGTGTATTACAATGTCAGCAATTCCATAACCTAAATTGTCTAACCAATGTTTTTGAGGATATGTGTTGACAAATTCACTGTAAGTGTTTACAATATTGTTAGTTACATCTGTGCGTTCTGCTACAATTTGTCCACGTGTAACATCATAGCGAGGTGGTAAATCAAAATCAGTTACACTGGTTTGTGTTGGTTCTAATTTTTCATATGCACTTACATATTCTCTAACTTTGGTTTTGTATGGTTTTACTTCGTCTACATAATCTTGATAGTTTGTTAGATTATCATTTTTAAATGTAATTTTTTGTGCAAGCTCACCTACATTGTGTTTAGCAGTTACAAAGCTGGATTTAAATATCCAATCTACATTTACTTGTTCGCTGATTGCATATCTTATGCTAGAGAAGAACAAACGATTCCACTCAACTTCCAGTTGATCGACAAAGATATCGTTCTGCAAGGCAAGCATGATATTTCTAATTTCATCTACTGGTTCTCTGTCATAGAGATAGCTATCGTAAACTTGGTTATCAAAACCTCTGGCTGAATTTTTAAACAACAGGGTAGAAAGTTGTATTGTGCCATCTTGTCTGCCTACTGTTTTATAGTTAACAGTATAGTCTACTTCGGATAGGTTGTTGATTTTTTCTAATAGCAACCAACCCCCTGCTCCAACGTTTTCTATTTTAACTACGTCGCCGATGTTATCTTCTAAACTTTCTAACGCATAACTACCGGGTATTAACCAGTTGATTGCAGTGGTATCGTCGTATCCATCAGCATACCAATTGACATAATTCCAATACAATGTGGTATCATATTTTTGTATGCTGCCTCTGGCCCATTCACGTGTAACAGGGTTATATTCATATAATGCCCAGAATCCACCGGCAGTACTGTCATTTTCTACCAACGCTGTAAATTTGCGCACAACAACAGTTGTATTATTGCCGTAATTTTTTCCTTGCTTTACAACATTTGCTTCAACCACTTGACCTATATTGTTGATAAACAATTGTATTTTTGCACCAGATCCGCTGCCTCTTATCTCAACGCTAGGACCTTTTCTGATAGAACCCGATACATAAGTAGGATCTATGTATCCACGTCCCGGATTGGTTATTGTTACACTAACAATTCTTCCGTCAATTATTGTAGGTTGTAATGTAGCAGTTTGTATTCTTGCAACTGGCACAAATCTCAACAGATTTTCGCTGGCAATTTTTGTATCGTATACAAAATCAAATTTGCTAGGTTGTGGATCTATTTTTTGCAAAGTACTTAAATTAAAGTCATCTACAATTAGATTTTTAGCTAATACACTGTTTGCTCTTTCGATTATTTGTTTTAGAGCTTCAATTTTGTTAACAAACATACTTTGATTTGGTGTATTTAATATGCCATATCTTCTAGGTATGCTGATGCCGATATCTGGCAACGTATTGCTGTTTTTATCGTACCCAACCAAACTGTCAACCCATTTGTTAACTATGTCTTGATTTGGCTTACTACTAGCAACGCCTTCAGTTAACAATTGATATTCACTGTGTATGTTGTTGTCTGTTTCCAGTAAATTCCATTCCACATGTAAGACAATAGTTTTATCTTTTATTAGATTTCTAACGTTATACATACCAAACTTATTGTTTTCATAAAACGCAATAAATCTATAACCTTGGCCGGCAGGATCTTGTATTAATTGAGCAACATCAAACGCACTAAGTTTTCTGTTATCAGATGCTGGTATAATTTTTTTGTTTTTTACCCAGTAATAGTATTTGGTATTAAATCTTCCGCTTACAGGATCGTATATCTGCGCTGAAACATATGAGTTATCGCTGTACTTGCTTTGCCCGCTGGCGCCTTCTGCAAGTCCTTCTACTGTATCAGTAATGTCGTCCCACTCACTTGGTAGCAGATTGCTTTCAACCCATTCGTATACATCTACAACAAACGAAGGAATTAATGTATTCCAGTTGTTTGTTTTATATTCAAGGCCGCGCTGACGAGTGTTGAACCATTTGGCTGTGCTTAGATCCCACCAAAGTTTGCCCACATATGAACTATCCCAAGGAGTTTTATTGCCAGTATTGGTAACGCCAATATTGTACACTGCCGGATCATAGTATAGTTTGTAGCTCAATTCTTGTTCGGCAGGTGCTGCAATTTTACCTTGTACAGGATCAATATAATCTAAATAAGTTACAAGATCACCGTTGGTGGTATCATACAAGAAAGCAGTTCTAATTTTGCTTAAATCAACGCGGTCTTGTACAAGACTATTGGTGTTCCAGCTGCTAGCATTTCTCTGTGATCTAAAATCTACTATAAATCCAACGTTAGTAACAACACCAAGTGCATTTGCAAAGTTTGCACTAGGCATGCCTACAATAATATGATTGTCATTTAACAACAGTGTTGGATTAATGGCCTTGTTAGTTTCTCTAAAATAGCGCATCTTTTCGGCATACACCCAAACTCCATTGATGTTTTGATAAACATAAACTTGGCCGTTATCTTTGATTACATCCTTGATAGCAGTTGCTTGATTATCAAATACAGTTGTATCATTATCAAAAGTACTGTAAGCTTCGTTGTCGCCGTTAATACTCAATACTGCTAGTTTGTTTTTTGAAAAATCAATGTGCCATCCAAACAGTTCATTCTTTTGTCCAGCTGGCGAAAACACAGTTTGACTTTGCACAAACAGTGGATTTACACTATCAAAGTTATAATCGTAAATGTATACTTTTCCATTGTCTATACCAGTATCGTCTGCGGTAATTGCAGAAACAGCAATTGTGTTGCCGTTGTCACTTACTGCAATACTGTAACCAAAATCTTCACCTGATATCACAGCATCGATATTTGATTCATAAACATATCTATTGTTGTTGTCTAATCTGTAAACAGTTACACGATTTTCGCCAGTACTGTTTAGTACACCAGTTAACGCAATAACATTTCCAGTGCTGCTGATATCAAAGCTACGAGCAATGTTAGCAGCGTTTCCTAATCCAACACTATCGCTGTCTACTGCAATTACATCTCCTAGGTTTGGTACAAATCCAACATAGTCAATGTATTGATCTAACTCTTCCCATTCTGTGTTAACACCAGGAATTACACCGCTACCAGCAAAAATATTTGTAGTTGCTCTATATAAGATAAATCCTGCAAAAACTATTTCGTCTTGGTAATAGGTTTTTAGAGGATCAAATGTACCTTTGTATCTTCTGTCTCTGCTGTAAACAAATCTATCTGTATCAGCTAAGTTGCTGTTAACAAAATATATTCTTCCATTATCTGCAACGCTTCTAATAAACAACCTGTAATTGTTTTGGGTATCAAATGCAGTTTTTACAGCAATACCAAACTGTTCATTGTTTTGCGGAACAGGTGAAATTATTGTAGTTAGAAGACGGAAGGAATTAACTGCTTTCTTATAAACATGCACAACACCTTGATTTGAAAGTCTACTGATTGTTCCTGTTTCGTCTGCGGCCAATATGTCAACCGGTTCCCAATCTTGTGCAAGAGTGCTGATAGTGCTATCGGCTATACCAGCTGTTATATTTCTAATAGCTCTCCAAAGTGTTCCTCTGTCGCTTACTATATCATCTTGGTTGTAAGCACTGGTACCGTCAAATTCGCCGGCATACTTGCTTTTTACATTGCTTGCATTAGGAGCACCTATTAGTAAATATTGTCCGTTTTCTGTTAGGTTAACACTGGTTCCAAACCCTGCACCATCACTGTACAATATGCCTGCGGCAATCAATCCTGTGCCAGCACTGTGCGTTCCAACAGTTGCACCGTTAACAGGTAATGTCAAGTCTCGATCTGTGTATAAGTTAACACTAGTATCGCTGGTAACTTCAACAAAGTAGTAGTTGTTGTTTAATTCAACTGATCCTGTGGTTCCTGAAATTTTTATACGTTCGCCAGTTTGTAATTGGTGATCAGCTGTTGTTACAACTTCTATAGGATTAGCATTGTTTATACTTTGTATAGTTTGCAATGCAGCATCTTCTGGAGAAATTGTTTGCAACAGTGTATAATTTTGCGATTCGCTGATTCTGTTGTAGATTGCAACTGAGCCGTTAGCACCGCTGCCCGGCAACCCGACTGCTAAAATTTGGTTAGATCCGTTGGCAGCAAATGCTGTGGCAAATCCTTGATCTATTAAGCCTGCTTCGTTTGGAATTTCTTGCTGTAGATTGAATATACGAGAATTGTCTAGCACTTCATTTTTATCGTTGCCGTTGTTGTCTACCCAAATTCTTTCATTTTCCAAAATGTCATAGGTTTGGAAAATGTTATTAGCATCTGAAATGTTAGAAATTTTTCTGCTGTTTAGTTGTGAAATAATTCCAAGTGTGCTGTCACGCAAATCAATAGTATCGTCGTTGATTGGAGTGTTTGAATAAAATTCCACAGTGTCGATACTTACTTTTCTTGCAACCCAAAAACCATTTACATCTTCGTTTACGTTGTTGATGCCGATTATTTCGCCGGCATTAAACGGCACAGAAGTGTTAAATGTAGCAACAAATCCTCTGTCAGTTTTGTCAATTTGTACTATTCTCACAGGAGAAAGAATATGCTTAAACACATTCCAAGTTTGCAAATATTCAGGGACCCATATATACGAATCAATACTTACTGTGTTAATATTTAACGCTAAAACGTCAGTGGCATTTCTAGCCAGGAAATTAACTTGGTCAATTGCAACATAGCCGCCAGTTTTAGAAAATTCAGTGGTATCATTGGTAGTAGGAAACGGACTATGGTTATAACTTTGGTTAGATAGATATACGTCTTTCAATGGATATTGATATACCAAATCTGTTCTGGTAATATCAACTGCGTTGACCAATTCAACTGTTTGTGGTTCTATTCTAAATTTGGTTTCATCTAACAAATATTCCACTTCGTCAAAACTGTCTAAGGCACCGTATTGACCGGTACGAATAGCCCACTCTTCAAAAAATTGAAGACTGTCTTGATTAGCACTGCCGAGTTTATCAAACAATTTTATTAATGCATTGTTTGTTCCTTTGTCTTGAATAAACCCTTGATAGAATTTGTACTGACTTACATCATCATTTATAATGTTTTCTAAATATTGACGTTTTTGATAGCCAATCAAGTGCTGCGCTAGACGCTGTTGCTCTGTATCAAAGTTGTCGGTGTCAAGATCATAAAAATCTGTAAATTGATTTGCTCTATAATCCCAGTTGGGTTTCAATTCACTTACTGGGCGCTCAGGCAGAACATTCCAGTTAGAGTAAACAAACTCTTCAGTGCCGCTGTGAGTAAATGCAGAACTATAATAGAACTCTTTAAACTTTACAATTTCGCCTATGTAATAATCTTTATAAGATTCCCATTCAGTTATTTTGGCTTCATCGTAAATGAAACCTGGAATATTTAAACTACCGGTCCAGTTGTCAGTTCTATATCCTACAACTTTGATACGCTCTTGTCTGTAGCCAGTCATTGGAGAATATATTGTGTCGTTGAACACTGTTTCGTTATCTATAATAACAACATGCTCTTTTTGTACCAACGGAAGTTTTGCAAAATATATACCTTCTGTGGTTGCTTTTGGCTGTAAGCTAAAGTCGTTGCTGTTATCTCTAATTACGTTGGTATATGAATTTTTTAGTTTTGTAGTATCTGCTTGTAAGATATCAAATCCGTAAAAGTTATCGTACACATTATCTACTACATAAAATTCTCTGTTAAATTTTAATAGATTTGCGCCAGGACTTACTACAATTACACTGCTGGTTGCCCAGTTTTGAGTAGTCCAGAACAAGAACTCTTTTACAAGCAAGGTAAAGTTTTCTATTGTACCAGTTGCTCTGTTAAAATATTCAAATTCAAACCCTTTGCCAATTAGGTAATTTTCATATCCTAATAAGAAGTCAACAACTTCTTGTGCAGTTTTTAAAATAGTTCCGTAGTTTAAAACACTAACAGTGCTAAAAAATCCAGTTCTTAAAATTGCACTGGTGCCGCCAATAATAGGCAACGATTTTAATATTGAATAAAATTGATTGTCAAACTCAACGCCGGTTACATGATTTTGATTAACTCTATAAAATTGATTTTCATATCTTACAATTTTACCAGCTACAAGAGTTTGTCCAGCAGTCCATTCTAAGAAACTTTCACTTATACCGCCAACATTTGTAGCAGTATCGCTGTTTGTAATTCTATGAGCGTTGTATTCAAAGAATGGATCTTCTTGATTGTAACCAGAAATTTTATAACCAGCGCCGGTTTTTTCTATAATTACACCACTGTAATTTACAACTTCTTGCGGACTACTGGTATTTAAAACAATTTGATAATTTTCGTAAGGGATAAACACGTTGCCTTGATTCAACGGTGTTCTGCTATCCAATACCAGTCTCAGTTTGTTTTTGTCTGCAAATCCTCCGAGTTTGAATCCAATTTGATTTTTTAGAGATTTTACAGTATCAATATAGTTGGTATATTTTTTAGATAGATTTCCACTCATATAATCAGAAATGTAATTTACAAGACCCAGTGTTTGGTTTGTTATATCGTTGGTTTTGGTTTTAGGAAATATTAAATCTTCAAGTTTAATTCTTTTGCTGTTGTTGTAAACTAGATTTCCAGCCAAGTCTCGGCTGATTCTAGCTCGGTCAAATCCTTTGCCAAGCAGTTCTGCAGGACGATTTAATAAAATTGCAACTAGCAAACTAAACACATAATCACTGCTGCGTCTCCATGCAGTTTCCACAGGTGCTTCATCACCAAATGCAAAATTTACGTCTTTGCTAACATTAAAACTAAATTCTTTTGCATAACCACTTTTTAACGGATCAACTAATTGTCCAAATTCGTTAACTGGCAAATGCTGCAATAGTTGAGGACGGACAAATTTTTTGTTTCTAGTTATAGGCTTTCCTGGTTCTTTTATAGTTCCAGTTTCTAGGTCTCTCCATAGTATTAGATTATCACTGGTATAAGGAGCCGGACCATACACACTTTCCCACCATGTAGGTTTATTTGTAAACCCTAGCATTTCCCAAGGATGTGTATGTGGACGATCTGTATCGTATGCTTTTTTGTAAACTGCTCTCCAATAACCAGGAAGAGTTTTACTAGTATGATTACTGCTACGACTGTAGTTGTAGGTAAATGGTGATCCTAGTGTTACAAAATCTGTAGTTGTATAATCTGCATTTCCTACAAGTTTTAACCAATTAACAAAATCAGTAATAAGTATTTTGTTTAGATCAGTAGATGACACTTTAGTATTTCTATAAAATCCTTCAATAAAATCATAGATATCAAAAATTTGAGTATCATAATTGATTTTGATATTGTTGTAAATTCTTAGTTCTAATTCCAATAATAGATCATCGCGATAGTCGTTGTATGCAACACTTAGACTACCGTCGTGTCCTCGAATTACAGTTTGAGGCTGACTATAGGTATTATCTACAAATATTTCAGGTTCAAACTTAGGATATAATCCTAGTTTAGTTGGAGTTTGTGGTATAAAACTACCTTCTGTATTGTCATATTCAAATATTTCAATTATATCGCCGTTGTTCATTGTAGCAGAAATTTCTACAAATCCGTTGACTGTAAAGGTGTAATCTTTTTTATATGTAAGTTGTAAATTGTTTATATAAACATAGACTGCTTTGTTGTCTAATGTTTCGTTATTATAGGTTCTTGATAGTGCGTAAAACTTGTTTCTACTATCTAACACACGATATTGAAGTTTTTTATCGCCGCCATATGCTAGCATATCTGTGCTGTAAAATGGCATATTTTTATTTTTGTCTTTGTTAACTTCATTGAGAATTAAATCAACGTGATCCTTAACGTTTCCTACAAAAGAACTTGATTTTGCCACTGATAAAAATTCACGCTTGAATTTTCCATATTCATTTTTTGCAAATCTAATAGCGTTTACTACGTTAGAATCTCTGTCAGTTAAATGATACAATGGTAAGTTAATCGGTCCTGTATGTTGTACAAACTTTTTACCGTATTGATTAATTTTTCCTAGATCTCGTAAATTACCTACACCAGGATGCTGTCCAATAAATGCAGGTACTTCGGTTACCAATCCTTCTACATGGTCGTTTACTTGACCTAATGTAAATTCTGTTATGTTGTTGTTTAGAGGATTACGCTCTAGGTTATGAGGTATTTCGTAATAACCTAAATTGTTTTTACTTTTATCGCTCAAACACTTTAAAACAACAATATCAGTTTGTTGAATATTGTTTGTTAATTGTACATGTCTAACATCATTGATGTTTACATAATTCCAATCAGTTCCTTGAATTAAAAATTTATTGTTTACAAATACTTTAACAATCAAATCATTTAAATTTGCACTGGAATCAAACACATCAATTGGGAATAAATTCAAGCTATCTTCGCCGGTAAACTTTCTTACAACATATTGTTTGCTGCGTTCGCTTGCTTTGGTCCAACTGTTGACATATTCAAATGTGCTGTCTTTGTATTTTTTAAGATATGTTTGATCACTGTTTATAGTTAACACAACATTGTTTCGTTCATACTCATAACTTTTTGATAGCAAATCAAAATCAAACACAATATCGCCAACGTTATTGATATTTTTATAACTTAATGGAAATCCCAATTCAGCGTCGTTGTTTCCAGATCCTACTCTATAAGCAAATACTCTATTGCCGTTGAAATTTGTAGAAGGATAAAAATCGGTATCACTTAAAGAGTAACCGTTGTTGTCATACAATTCGAAACCAGGTGCTTGATTAAGTCCAGACTTGTCTTGGGCCAATTTCCATTCTGTTCCGTTGTACCAGAACATACGTCCGGCATAGCGGTCGCCACGTTTTACCAACACTGTTTGATCTTCTATTGGATCTGTATCTGTGGTTTCTACAAGACTGATTTGATAATTGTTGTTGTGTGTAATGAATCGTACTTCGTATATTTTACCGTTAACAAGAGTATCGGGGTCAGCAGTAAATAAAACTCTCATTCCTTCTACTAGATTTATTCCATCAACGTTGTATCCACTGCTGCCTTCAATTGTACTGAAGACGTCTCTAGTGAATACATCAACAAGGTCAACATTGACCTTTGCTGTAGTACCATGATTATACAAACGCAAGCCTGCTTCAAATTCAATAATTGGACGCTTTGCTCTAGCACTCTCGTCTATTTCGACAGGCTGATTATTGATAGTGGCACTTTGTTCGATAATATTTCTATGGAACCAACGATTGTATCTAGCCCATCCATTTCTACTAGCGTCACTTCTATTAACACAAATATAATCTTTAGATCCAGCAAAGCTCAAAGCATCGCCAAACGGCACACGGTCAAATCCGTAACGATCAAACGGTACTTGACTGTCTTGAGTAAAGATTGCAGGAACTTCTAAATCACTTACTGGTACCAGTTTGATTCCTTCGCCAACTCCTTCAACATAATACAATCCAGTGGCATATTTTTCAGGAGTTACAAATCCCTGAAAGTATACTTTCATTCCGTTGGAAAAATTCCAACCAGCACTGGTGGTGTAGGTCTTTTTACCGATGATTTCTGCTTCAACGTCAATTTCGCTAGCTGCTTCAATGTCGTAAACGTTGAAAACTCCACTGGTATTAATATCATACTGACTGATATAATACAATGTGTCGGGTGCGTTCATAGGAACAGTAAATTCTAAAACTCCATTTTCAACAAATCCGGCAGAAATAAAGTCACTGCGATCTACAAGTGAATCTGTGTCGTTGGCAGTAATATCAATTCCGTCTGGATATAAAGTAGTAACAAGACTACTATCCACTACATCAACTGCTGGCTGAAATGCTCTACTTACAGCAATACTAATCGGCTGTCCGGGTGTGTTGATCTCGAAACGATAGGTTTGTCCTCTATATAGTTTAAGTGATGGATTTCTTGTTCTGCCATTTGGTGTAAATAGATACGCAAAATTGTCGTCGTCTTCTACTAATGTAACTTGATATGTGCTTACAATGTTAACGCTTTGTCCTCTAACAGGTACTTCTTGCGGGCCGTTTGGCAACCAATAATACTCGCGGAAGTTGGTAAATTTGTCAAAGCTGATGTGCGGATCCCATGAATAAAATTCTTGACTGTTTAACAAACTGTGGTTAGAAGTGTTGGCTCTAAATGCATGTAATTGTCCAATGTAGTCATTGTAATCTTTGTAATATACTACGTCATCTATGTTGTTTTTGCTTATAAGTGCAGGCTCTAATTGATAGTTTT